TTATGGTAGCCCGTTTCTCAGGTGGGCGTATCACAAAAGCGATATGGAGTGAAAGCAATTATCGCCCGATTGTGGACTGGATGGCAGATAACGAGGGTAAGGGTTTACTTATGACTGGTGTGTGTGCTGTCGTGATAAACCGTGTTATTTTGCGCTGTTTTGGCGCAGGAACAGCCCAAAATTAAAAGTGGGGTAATTATAAGCATGACGAGAAAAAACGCCACAGAACGCAAATTTCGCCCTTTTCTTGAATTTTCCATACTTTATAAACTTTAGATTAATGTGTTTATTACGCAGGCACCTTGATTTTCAAGGCTTCCTTGGCTCGCTTCAAATACTTCTCGCAGGCTGCCAGTCCGTTGTACCCTCCGTTTATCTTTCTGCGGATAGCCTTCAAGTTGTCTTGGTCTGCCAACTCATTGCAGCCGAAGGTGTCGAATACCCACATCGAGGATTTCGTTGCTCCCAGAGAACGCTCCAGAAGTTCGGGACTGTTCACAACATCGAAGCCGCAATAATTTGCATACTTCCGGTAGTTGGCTCGCCCGGTAATCTGTATCAATCCCCTGCCCTTATACTTCACGCCATCGCCCTGCTGGGTGTTTCCGAGGTCTTTCCTGCCCTCGTAGGCTCTGCCGCTTGCCAGTTCTTTGGTGTATCTCAACTCTCCGCTTTCGTGGGCAATCTGTGCGAGATAGTGCGCCATCCTTAGTGGGGTGTTGATGTGGAAATGCTCTGCCCATCCGTTGATGATTGGAAGGTAGGTGTCTGCCCTGCTGCCTGCATTCGGCATTACCTTTAGAAGTTGCGCTCTAGTTATCCTCATTGTCTCCTCCTTTCTTCCGCTCTTCTTTCATTATCTCGACAACCGCCTTCGCAATCTCGTCCTTATTTTCGAGGATCACCTGCATCGTGCGGTCTTGCTTGCGTATCTCAGCCTTCTCGTATGCCTTCTCCCGGATACTCTTAAACTCGCACAAAAGCAGATACACCGTCCAGGCGATGGCGAACATAGGGAAGGGAGATATGATGCACGTAGCTACGTCCATAAGCGCAGCGATGAGAAATGTAGGAAAATACTTCTTTGCCTTGTCGCACGTTTTCTTCAACCCGGTTGACGTTCTTGTAACATGCAGTTCCTTCGCCTTCTGTATGCCTGCTATCAGGTCAATTGTCATCGCTATCAGAATTGTAGCGAAACAGATAAAAATTACTAGGGCGCACAGATAAAGGTGGTGCACCTGAAAATCGTGAAATACTTCGCTCATATCAATTTATTTTTTTGATTATTCCAATTTCTCCCAGTCAATTGTAACTCCATTTCCGATGATGTCTGCCGTCCACCTGCAGAATGCCATACCCTCATATCCGTCCGGATCACTAGCTACGGCAATAGCATACTGTACGCAGTCGCTCTCGGTCTTGATTACCTTCGGGTAGAAGTCCGCATAAGCCATATTAGCCAAATAGAGAATATCCCCGAGTGTCGTACCCTTTGAGATTATCTCGTTGTTTGTTGCCAGCCGGATTTCGTCTACCGTCCATCGGTGGCTCGTTCCGTCTACGTTCTTCATCTGCTCGCTTGCTTTGATTGCTAGCTGCTTCGTGAAGTGGTAGCCGTGCTTGGCAACGTATGCTACATATCCGCTGGCTCCCATGAGTGCCTTTGCTGCCTTCTCGTATGGTAAGCTGTGGATGATGTCGCTCTCTTGGTGCTGGTGTCGCTCTTCCTCTCTATCGCAAGAATGGCGCAAAACGATTATTTTCTTCATTGTGCGCCCTCCTATCCTAGTTTGTCGAGTAATTGCTTAACCATGCCACGAATGCCGCTTATATCGCCCTCAAGTGCCTTGAAACGCTTTTCGGTTTCCTGCTTCTCCTTGATGGCTGGGTTCAAAGCTGCAAGAAGTTCTTCGCCCTTGGCTTTCCGCTCCTTGCTTGGCTCGTATGCCTTGATTATCTCATCGGCTTCATTTACCAATTTCCCAACTTCGGGCAAAAGGTCTGCCTTGTCGGTTGCCAGTACGGTTTCGCCTGCAAAGGTTACTCCCAGGTGTTCGGGGATAGTGTAGATTGTCTGCTTTCCATCCACCTCGATTGTTACGTCTCGCATTGGCTGTCCGCTGCTGGAAATGGTTGCGATGCCAGTGTTGATGTGCGGCTGGTTGTCTACGACCTTGCCTTCCTTAACTTCCACCGTCTGCTTGTCTAGCAGATAGACCGGGTGATTTCTCTGTATATTCTTAAATTCCATAATGCGCTCTTTTTAGATAGTTCGATAAATAGACAAAAAGGGGTCTCACTGATAACACAGCGAGTTGCCCCTTGATAGATTTTGTTCAGACCGCCTACGCACCAGTGGTGGTTGTGGTGGTCTTCAACGCTGCAATAAGTTCAGCGTTCTGTCTCTGCTGGCTCAACTCCAGGCGTGCATCGTTGTACCGCTGCTGCAAATCCTGCTGCCAGTGATTGTTCAGCACATCGATAACTCGCTGGGTGTTGTCTTGGTTCGAGCGGATGATGTCGCACTTGTCCTGCTGAAGCTGGAAACCGAGTGCCGAGAAGCCTCGCTCTATGCTGCGGTTGTTGAAATCGAATCCTCGCTGCATTGAGTTCTCGATGTTTTTCTGCCCCAGCTGGTTGTCGTAGCCCATCTTGATGATGTTCTGCTGGGTCTGGCAGCAGCAGTCCTTCAGTGCGATGGTCATCTGCAAGTTACCCTGCGAGATGGCATTGATTACTCGCTCTGCCGAATAACCAACTTGTCCGCTTATCTGCTGGATGCCTGCCTGAATGCCGCAAACAGAAGACTGCAATGCGTTGAAGTCGCAGTTCAAATTAGCCGCCAACGTCTTCAAGTCCTGGTTGTTGCCCTGGATTGCGCCCATCAGCAAGTCGCTGTTGTGGTTGTCGCTCATCTGATTGCGAAGGCTGTCAATCTGAGACTGGATTTCGGCACGCTGTACGTTGCCGTTCTGTCCGTTCCAGCCATCACCGTACATGAATCTGAACATTCCTAACATCATCATGTAGGCGAAAGGGTTGTTCCAGCCTCCACCCATACCACCGTTCATTGCTGCCAGCATAGTCGCTGGATCATTGTCTCTACCTCTAGCGAGCAAGGCTGCTGCTAGGTTGTCATTGCCACCGTCCCCAGTGCAATAGACTTTTTCGATTGTGTCTGCCATAAAATTTTGAGTTAATTATGTCGTGGAAGCCAAATATTGGAATCCGCTGCAAAGTTACTCTGATTTTTGGCTCGCTCCAAAAAGTTAGTGCAGGGGTATTTATCGAATTGTTGTCAAAGAACGCTTTTGGTTATTTTCTTTTTGTTTCTTGATTAAACACAAATCGGCTCAACGTCCTTGTTTAGAAGGGTCGCTTGTGCCGTGGCAAGTCGATAAACTCGAGACGTGATGAGATAAGTGTAAGCCATCTTACAAAGATGTCTCACTGCTGGAACGGTGCGGTTTAATACGGTCGCAATGGTCGTTATGCTGAATCCTGCGTGTATCATCTGCTCAACGACCATACATCGTGTCATTACGAGGTTTTCTGCTCGAGACTTGCCGAGAACGTCTTCTCTCGTAATGCTCAACTCTCCGCTCGGCAGTTCAATAGCACAACACTTGATTACGTTGTCTATAACTCACCATAGTTCTTTCTCCTTGTCATTCATATTTTGTTTGTTTATTAATTTTAGTTTTACTTGTTTTGGACAAACTCTGCAACAACAAGTTTATTATCATCTGTCTTGATTAAGCGTGTATAGGTATCATATGTCGTTGTCAAATATTCAATCTTATTAACAAGTGGACCATGTGATGATAATTGCATTTTATACATGTAGCTATTACCATTGTTAGAGCAATAAGTGCTAGCTCCTTGCGCTCCTGCAAAGACTACCTCCAGGATGCCTCCTTTCGATGCCTTTTGAAACCAATTGTATACATTGATACTCCGTGTTATATCCATGTTAACAATCTGATGATTTGCGACAAATGGAATACTAACATATCCTGAGGTGTCTATTTCGTTTCGATAATCAGAATTATTAACAATAGCTGTCCCAATACTTGCTTTTATTTTCGTCCAAAGCTTCTTTAGTCCACTTTCATCCAAGAAATTCATGCAAACCTCCTTTCTAATTTAATCCATCAATTACCGATGTTGGGATTGCGCTGTCTGCTGTTGCGCCATTGGCGATGCCGTTCAACTTGGTTTTGAGTGCTGACGTGAAGTCTTCGGTCGAAAGCCCCTTTCCGCTTACCACGTCAACCTTCCTTGATAGGGCTGTATTTACGTCTGCTGTCTTAGCATAAGGCGACAAGTCGTAGGTGGTGTTCGTGTCAGTCCATGGAACGTTAACGTATGCCTTCTCTCCACTCAACTGAACTGGATAGTTTCTTCCGTTGGCTGTATAGCCTACTTGAATACCCCCTCGTGTACCATTGGCTGCAAGTGGAAGTGAATAGTTATTGGCGCCCTCAGCTATTCTATCCAATTTATTCTTGTCACGTATAGACATTAAGCCTGCCATATTTGATGTGGCATCTTCAAGTGCTATTTCTACCCTAGTGCCACCCTTTATAGCAGAGAAACTTATAACCTGCTTTAGTACCTGTCCTTGTGGTGTAGAATCGAGAACGTTTTGGATCACTTTAATTTCACTCAAGTTAACTGTCTCACTCTTTTTAGCATAATCTGCAAGGTCTACTGTAGCACGGAAGTCTCCGAGTTTCTCCCATTTTGTCGAATCGTACGCTGCCGAAATGTCTCCAGTGTAGACGTACTCCTCATACTTATTGTTGGCGGTATCGGAATCCTTTACGAGGTAAATGTGCCGCTTGATGTTGCTCGTAGGCAATGCGGTCACTACCTCTGCCACCGTGGTGTCGAGGTTGCCGAGGTTGGCAAGTGGCACGTTGCCGTTGGTATCGAGACCTGCGATGCCACTCTTTCCGCCTACCTCCTTGACCGAGCCGTCTGCCATCAACACTTGGGTTGCAGTGCCACCAGTCTTCACGATACTTATAGCTTTCATTCCATTTTCATCCACATCGAAAATGTCTATAGTTTCATTTTCATTACCACTTTTTGTTATACCTAGGTGTTCTCCGTTAATCATATACTGCAAACCACTTTTAGGATTAATTTCACCACCTTCTTTGCTAAAAAAACAAGAATTAGCCCAGTCCTTAATCTTCTTCCAAAAGGAAGCAAGTCCAATTGCGTCTAAAAATTGCATAATCTATTGTTTTAAATTGTTATTTACTAGTAATATCTGTTATCTGTTCCTCCGTGATTGCTGGAGGGAAGTCCTTCGTCACGATGTCGGTCACTTTGTTTGCGATATCCTTGTAGATGTCCGTGCCGAGTTTTTTTGCTGTCACGCTGCCGTCTCTGATGTTTCCCGTTGATATACAGTCCTCGGTCAGATGGTCGTGTTTGACCGCTCCCGGTTGTAGTTTATCTGAGGTCACACAATTGGATGCTAGGTGTCTGTTCTTTACAGAGCCATCGGCAAGCTTCGCTGCCGTTATCGCCCCATCCGCAATTTGCGCATCCGTTATTGTTATCTTGGCGAGTTCACTCTTGATAATCCTAACGACCGCATCGTTCTCCAGTTTATCGTCCATCATGTCAAGCATCCTGCTTAACTCGACAACGATGTCGTAAATTTCCGTGCCGACACGCACCGCTGTGTTTTCTCCAACCTGCGTTGCATCTCGTATCATCTCTGCCATACGGAGCATTTTTTGAATATCCTCGTTCATAACTTATTTGCTTTTAGTTGCCTATTGCGTGAATGTGTGACCTCGTTCCTCGCTGTGCCTTCACTTCCCCTTTCGTGGTGAATGCCTTGAGGTATTCGAGTGCATCTGATAAATATCTTTCTGCCATATCCAATATGTCGTTGTACTGCTTGTTGCTCGATACGTCTTGAACATGGTCTGAATAATCGTCTCTGTGGCGCATTCCACCTGCTCGGCTTACAATTGTGCCATCGGCACGAAAAAGCCTCGCATACGTGAAATAAGCGAGTGCCTTGCGTATTCCGCTGGTGTACTTCTGCACCTTGGTTTCGTCTTGGCTGCAATCGCCCTCCTTCTTGGTGGTGTATTCGCCACCGTCCAGGAAAGTTGCAGGCTGGAAATCGGGCAATACTGAATCGCCCCACTCTCCCTGCTCGGTTGCTGCCTTGAACCGCTTCCACCCGATGGCTGGTATGATGTTCGCATCTTCGCATTCACGAATGTATGCGTTCACCTCATCCTCATCTAGGTGTGTGCTGGTCGGTCGTGCCAGTTCCCGGAACTGATCAACCGTGATAAGTTGTTTTCTTTGTTCTCCCATAGGCTCAATAAATTAGTCTATCGTGTTATTACCTGCCACCTCGCTGCTGATATACTTTAGCGGCTGTAGCTTAGGGTCTAGGTTCTGAATGGCTGGGTCGTGCCAGCTGTTGAAAATCTTCTTGAAGGCTCGCTCGATGAATCGCTGCTCGGTCGTCACTTCGCCTGCATAGTATTCGTAAGCGTCCTGCATAACTTGTCCACTGAATCCCAGCTTGCCAATACGGATTGAGTAGAAGAGTTCTTGATGGAACTGTGCGTAGATGCGTTCGATAACGCTGCTGTCTGTCACGGAAAACTCCTTGTCGAAGTTCTTCGTAGGGAAAGCCACTACCTTCGGTTCGTCTTCCTCGTTCTCCACCTCGACCGCAAGAATCTTCGCTGTGTTCTCGTCCCCTTGGAACTGCAAAAGGTCTTCATCTGAAATCATCTGTCCGCTCTCCACTTCTTCGCCTTCCTCGTTGAACTTCGGAACACCCTTCTTGGTTACGAGCATGCACGATACTAGGAAGTTGTTGCGGACGTTTCTCATCTTGACGTTGCCAAGTCCCTCATCGGTTGAAATCTCAGTGATGGCTGAATCGTAGCTGGCTGTCGGATAGATAAACTGTCCGTCTAGGCTCTGCCACAGAATCTGTCCCTTGTAGCTGTCGATGCCGCCAGCGTTCTCAATCTGCTTAAGAACGATGTCGGGGTCGGGGTTGAAGACGTTGATGCGCTCGATAGTCTTGTCGTTCACCATCAACCGCTTTCCGTTCCTCGTTTTCTTCTGCTCCCAGTCTGGATGCAGCAAGACGTGCGCCACGTTCCCCTTGTCGTCCGTCTCTTCCAGTCGGCAATTCTCAAAGGGTACGTGGCTCACGCTCGACACCTGCCCTAGAACGTTGTAGTTCACATGAATGGCAAAGCCTCCAAAGCGTGCGAGGTCTTGCGCTACGTTCCGGAGCAAATCGTCTGCCGTGTCCCCTTGCTGGTTCATCGTCAACGCTGCTAGAATGTCGCTATCAAAGCCGTAGCCCTCAATGAATCGGGCATATCGGTTAAGGCACAGCATTGCCGTACCGCTGGCTTCAGTGATGCGTGCGAGGTTCTGCGGATATAGATTATCATATCCGTATGCCTGCATCTTGAATCGGCTGACGTAGCCAATATCAACCCTTCGCTTTGGCTTCTTAACTGTCTTAACGTTCATACTGCTTGTGTCGTTTTACTTGTTGTTTTGTTACTCTTCCTTGCCTGCTTTCTCGGCTTGGTCGAGGTCTTTTTTCTTGTCGCTTCCTGCTGGCTGCTGTTTGTTCTCGATGAGTTCCTCGCTGGGTATCTTCTGGAAGTAGCTCTCCATGTGTGGGTACTTCGTCAGATATTCGTGCGCTACCTTGTCGGTCAGGTTCTCATTAGTGAAAATCTTACCATGGTAGAAATCCGGGCAGGAAATGATGAAACCTGCCTTCATAGCGTAATTACATGTTTTTGGCATTGCCTTTTCTTTTTTGAGTTTTAAATAAATTTCGATTAAAGCATCGTGGTAACACTGCTGGCAGGTTGTCGGTACAAACCGCTTGTGCGTTACCTCAAAATAGAGAGTTTCAATAACTGCCTTGTCGGTTGCATCAAAGGGACTGTCGAAACGTGCCTTCAACTCCCAGACCTTGGCTGTTGCTTCCTTGTATGTCATAGGCTACGCTGCTGCTTCTGCCAGAAGGCTCTTATACTTGGCTGCTGTGGTCTCGCTGTCTGTGTCGAAGAAGAAATAAGCTGCCTTCGGTACGCTCTCCTCTTCCAGCGTGATAAGCCAGCCACCCTCGGTGTCGTCTGAGTACTTGTCGTTCTCGCCTGCACTTGCCTTCAGTGCCTGCGCATATCCGAACACCTGATACTCTGCCTTTCCGTCCGCTCCCTTTGAAAGGTTTCGCAGGATGATGACGAACTTTCCGTTCGCCAGTCCGTCAATGATATTTGCGCAAACGTCAGGTGTGTTTGCCAATACCACGACTGCCACTGTGTTCTTCCAGCTGTTGCGATACGTGCCAACGGTCAGTTCGGTCTTGGTTCCAGTGAATGGCTTGCTGCCTTCCTGCCGGATAGCGTATGCTTTCTTGCCAGTCTTTAAAACTAATGTTTTAATTATATTGCCCGCTACAACTGACTTGGTGAAGTCGATGTCGTCTCGGTTGATGATAAGTCCATCGCCCTCCAGTCCCTTTGTTACTTGGTCTTCGCAAGGGATGATGATGTCCTGAGCGATAAGGCTCTCGCAAGTTGTTGCCATATTAATTCGTTTTAAATTGTTATATCCCCAACACCGTTTTGTGGGTGTTGAGGATTGTCAAAAATAACTTAATACTAAACTGAAAATTTGGAGCGATTAGTAAGCTGCATGGATCATGTCCTCTTCGAGGAGAGCCGTGCCAATCTTACCGGTAGCATAGAGATAGTTTCTGCGCTCCTTCTTGTCGAACCAGATGTCGAGGTCGCTGATGAGATTGTCTGCGTCTGTACCAATCATAAGGTGCTCAGGATTGCAGAATACCGCACGGTGTGGAAGGTTGATTGTAGCCTCGCCCTTCTCGTATGCCTTAATCATTCTGTCCCAGATGCCGACACGTGCAATCTTCACTCCGTTGTAGGTCGCTACTTCGAATCCATCGAACAACTTCTCCCATGGCATAATGTCGTGGTAGGTCTTCTTGAGGTCGTAGGTCAATGCGTCAGCAAGCGAGCGTGTCATGAGCAATACGGCATCGCTATCGTCTACGATACGTGTGTCTGCATCCATCAGGATGGTGTCTACAAGTGTAGTAGCCGCACCACTCTTGCGCAATTCAGAAATCTGCTCTGCTGCCGTAGCCTTACTGTTGGCTGCGATGGCGGTATGGTTCTTTGTCGCTGTGGCTGTAAAGATGCGCTTGAACAGACCATCGCAGACGTTGAAATTACTGACATCTAAGCCTGCTGTCAGCTTGCCGCCACCGCCACCTTCTTCACCTGCCAGTGCTGCTTCCTTGTCGCCAAGCCAGCCGAAACGCCAAATCATCTGCTCCATGGCTCGCTGGAGTGCATCTGCATAGATTGTCATAAAGTCGGTGCTGGTGAGGTCGCCAATGGCTGTACCAGTCTTCAATGAATACTCAGCGATGGTTCCCTTCAATGCCTCGTAGCAAATCTTAATAGGAATCTCCCACTGTCCGAGTTCCCAACGCTTCTGAGAATTTGCGATACCCTTCTCCTCATAGGTAGGGTCGCAACCGCCCCCCTTCTTACCGACCATTTCCATCTCTCCGAGAAGAGCGATAGGGTCTTTCTCTTTGACCTTCTGAATGTTCACGAATGAAGAGAAATCTTCATCGTTGTAGAAGGTTTCCTGCACGGCATCCTTGATGCTTGCGAGGTTTTCTGGCTCGAGTTTAAGGTTCTCGAGTTGCTGTTTTGTAAATCCTGCCATTATTTTCTTTTGGTTTAATGGGTTAATACTTGATTATTTCTTGCCCTTTTTGTGGAGCTTGGCAAGTCTCTCCTTGATGGCGTTCTTGCCTTCCTCGACAGCGTTCACGTTGTCGCCTGCGCCCTTGCCGCTTGGCTGTCGCTGCGCTGGCTGATAGTGGCTGCTGTAGCCTGCCAACACCTTCTCAGCACCGCCTGCCATCTTCACGGCATTCAGGATGCGCATGTCTTCCTTGCTCTTTGCGAGTTTCTGTGCGCTTGCCAGCTGTGCCTTGGTGTCGTTCAACTGCTGTTTGAGTGCTGCTACCTGCTGCTTCAACTTGGCTACGGTGTCGTTGTCGGTGCTTGATGCGCTGCCGCCATCACCGCCTTCACCGCCCTCATTGTCGGTGTCGTTGTCGGTGTTGTCTGCGGTCTGAATGTCGGTAATTACACCGTCCTCGACAACAATTGTCTTACCGTCCGGCATTTCAAACGTTCCGTCCGGACTTGCCTTGTCGCCAACTTGTGGATCTCCCTCTTCACGCTCAACGGTCAGAACTTGACCGTCCGATGTGTTGAGTTCCATCGCCTTTGGCTCTGCCTTGGCTTGTGGCTCTTCCACCACCTGCTCTGCTTCCTCCAGTGTCTTCACGCCCAACTTGGCGAGAATCTTGTCGAGGAGAGAAGCCTTTACTTCTGTCTTTTTCTCCATTGCTTTTGGATTTTGTTGTTTTGAATTAATAAAATTTTCTATGTTGCGTTTTGATGCGCTTGCGCTGAGTGGTACAATGGTGCTGCTGATAAGACCTAGGCGCAAAGCCTCGCTGGTGTTGATGAAGATGTCCTTATCCATCAGGGCTTGTATCTCTTCCCTATCGCACTCGCACCGCTCTACGTATGCGTCCACCATCTTATCCTGCCACATCTGCATTTCCTCGCCCAGGTTCTTCAAGTCCTTTGCGTTCAGCTGGTCGCCCAACCCCCAGCCAGGAACCCACGGATTGTGCAGCAGGAAGGCAGCGTTCTCGTATGCCTTGCGGCTCTCCTTTGGTGCTGCGAGCATGATGATTGTTGCCATGGATGCTGCCTTGCCCTCAACGGTGCAGGAAATCTTCTTGCCGCTCTGCCGCAGTCGGTCGTATATCGCCCAACCTTCGACAACAGAGCCGCCATTGCAGAAGATGCGCATATCGATTGTATCATCGTCTTTCGGTATGCTTGCTGCAAAAGCATCTATATCCTGAAAACACACGCAATCACCTCCCCACCATTGATACCAGAACTTGTTGTCTTGACTGTCGATGTCGTTGTATATTCTGAGTTTTGCCATTGAATCGTGATTTTAAGTTTTAAAACGCTGCAAAGATACGATTATTTTTGGTATGTTTATCTCATAAGCAGTTAATTTTTCTAAACAAGCCAAAATTTTGCGCTCTAAGCGGCTTTTATTGCCTTGGGTGTGTAACTTTACCACCTTCAAGCGAAAACCGCTCAGAACGCAAATCTTGATGAGATAACTGCAACCCTTAGAGCCTGCCGATATTCTCTATCGTCTGCACTCTCCGCTGGGTTCGGTTTATCTCCTCAACGCTCACTACTGGCTGTGGAGCCATCTGATACCCTCTAGCTACAGCTGCCGCCAGCATATCCATGCCGATGTTGCTTCCTCCGTTGTTTACCACGATAGGCACGCCACCTCCAAGCTGGTTGAAAGCGGATAATATCGGGCTGAACATCGAAGTCGCCTTGGCGGTCATTACACTCTCGCCATTGGAAAGCCTTGCCGGGATGCTGTCGCTGGTTCCAGTGCCCGAGCCTTGGACGTAGCCACCAGTGGAAAAGCCCTTGACGAGTGCTTTTGCTCCTGCGAATGCTGCTTTAAGCAATGCGAGTTTCGCTGCTGCGTCTGCCACGCCTGCCCATCCGAGTTTAGCTAAGCCTCTTCCTAGGATTTCAATGTATTGTGCCTCCATGGCTATCTCTACGGCATCCAGCAAAGAGCTAAGTAAAGATTTCAGAAAAGAATGAAAAGATTTATCTTCACTATTAAAGAAATCGACAAAAGCATCTCCAACTGCCAAAATATAGCTTTTCATGTTTTGAAGTTGTTCTTCTGTCAACTGCTTCTTTTTATCATTCTCATTCTTTTGTATTTCCACGTTAGTATCGCTCAGGTCTTTCTGGAGCTGTTCCTGAACGGCTGCATAGTCCTTGTATGCGTCCAGTTTGCTCTGAAGGAAAGCCTTGTATCTCTCCAGCTTGGCTGTATCGTCTTCCTCTCCAGTGCCACCGTTCATGATGTCCGAATCCTTGCGAGCCTTCTCTGCGTCCTCGAACTCCTTGTTGAGTTCGTCCACAATCTCCTTCGCTTGGTTCTTGATGTCCGCTTTCGCCTTTATCATGATGTCGAGCAGCTTTGCCTGCATTTCCTGCGCCTTGTCTGCTCCGATTTGCCCTGCCGCCACGTATGCGTCAATGCTCCTCGCTACCATGTTCTTCTCAAGCTGTTCGAGGTCGTTGCTGTAGTCTCGCTCGTTGTCGTACATGCCTGCAAGGTATCGCTTCTTTGCGTCCATTACTTGCTCGTTGTACTTGTACTGAATAAGCGCAATCGCTTCCTGCAATTCCTTTTCCTGCTTCTTCCTGCGCTCGGCTTCCTCCTTTGCCGCCTTGTCGGCTGCTGCCTTCTCCTTCTTGGTATTAGGGGTAGTGCTGGCGATATTAGTGCCGTCCTTGAGCTTTGTATTGTCGGTTGTGGCGGTCACAATGGATGGAGCATCTGCGCTGACTGGTATCTTGATTTTAGCATGGCTAAAAGTATTCTTCATGCCACCCACGATAGCATCAGCCATTCCGCTGCCGAATTTCTTCAAGTCTCCCCAAGCCTCTATAACGGTATTGCCAAGACCCGAAAAGATGGAGTAGAAGCCGTCTCGCATCTTCTTCACGTCAAAGGAGAAAAAGCCCTCAAACATCTGCAACAGTCCCCTCACTGGTCTTGCAACAAGCTTAATGGCATCTATGATGATGTTGAAGGCAACCAAGGCAACCTGCCCGACTGACTTAAACGCAAAGCCTATCAACTGAATCAATCCCCTAAATGCCACGCTTTGGTTATAAAGGTTGATGATAGCCCTCAATAGTTTCGTTAGATGGTTGCTCACGAATGTTGCCGCCTGAGCCTTCATCATTTCAAAGCCGCCACCAGTAACGTCAAAGAGTGCACTTGCGGTATCCTTCAAACGCTTGTTGGCTTCCACCTGCTTTTCCTGAGCCTTGGCAACATCACCGGATTGTTCCTTGACCTTATCCATGTTCATCTCAATGTCTCCGAGGGTCTCGATGTACTTTAGTCCTGCATCCTCGCCAGGAGCTCCAAATATATCTGCGATGGCTGTTCCTACCTTGGCTGATGAAGCAGGGAACTCCTTTAGCTTGTTACCGACCTCCTGCATGATGTCGAATGTGGTCTTGCTACCGTTTTGCAGTTCTTTCTGAACTTTCTTGCTTGATATACCTATGCCATCCAATGCGGCTGCTGTTGCGGTAGTCATCTCTCGAAGTCTAAGATTACCCTCCTTGATGGTGTCAAGACCCTTATCAGAGAATATTCCCTGCTTGGTGGCGTTGGTTGAAATTGCCACGAATTGCTCCGCATTCAATCCAGCCTCCTTCAGGTACGTTGGGTATTCCTTCACGTTCTCTAGGAACTCATCACTAGCATTCGCACCAGCCACAAAGCCATCTTGCAAGAGCTTTAGCGATTCTGATACACTGATGCCAAACTGCTTGCTCATTATATTTGCGGATTGCAAGGTTTCGCCAAAATCCACGCCAAACGTCTCGCTGATTGCCAAGGCTTGATTTCTCACTGATTTCATTTCGTCACCGAAAAGCCCAGTGAACTGCATGGTCTTGCGTGTGGCTTCCTCTATGCCCTTGTTGTAGTCATAGAACCATTTGAAAGCCATTCCGACACCAGCCACACCTGCCATGGCGAGGAAATAAGGGTTGGTCAATAAGGAAAGAGCCGTATTTTTCAACGCACCAAACTTTACCCTTAGGCCTTCCACAGACTTTCCCATTTCCATAACCTTTCCGATTCCAGTATCATCAACAACATCAAAACCGAAAAACTCGGTGTTATGTAGGTCGTCAGCAGCCTTAATCATGGAATCGTAATAGCTGCCGACACTGCGCTGAAATCTTCCAGTAGCCTCCTCTGCCTCTTTCAGCTCCTCTATCAAGTCTTGGATATGCTCCTGCATCTCCTGACCCTTGGAGCTATCACGCTCGGCACGGCTCATCTCATCGTAAGCCTTGGTGGCATTGGAAAGCTGGGCACGCAGCTGCTTCAAGCTGCCCTCCTGCTCGTTCTCTGTGCGCACGTTGTTCTGGATCTCCTTCTGCAGGGCACGCACGTTGTACTGGTACTCCTTGATGGTTGCGTTGATGGCTTCCGTCTGCACCTTCATTTCGTTTGTCGTGATGGTCTTGTCTTTTTCCTGCTGCTGCAAGTCCTTGATGCTTGCCTTCAACTGGTCTATCTTCTCTTTGTATCTGATGATGCCATAGATTGCATCCTCGTACTTGACCTTGATGTCAAGTATCTGCTGTCTGTCTTCACTTACCATAGTTCTTTCTTTTTAGTTGTTCAACTCTATCATTGTAACCTCGCAATATCCGCTGTTTGTTGTCTTGATTTCGAGAACCGCAAAATACGCTCCATACTGGGCAAGGTACACTGGCTTCGTCTCGTCAAAATCCAGAATATCCAAGTCCGACAGATTGAGCCGCTCTGTGATTACGTGCGCCTTGGCGATGCTTGCTGCAAGCTGCTTGTACTTTGTATCGAAGATGTTCTGAAGGTCAATGTCGAATCGCAGTGCCGCCTGCTCCTTGTCATCCCTAAGCGTCATTATTCGCTCCTTGCATCCCTTATACTCTCCACCATTCTTCATGCCGAAAGAATCCAGTGTTCTTATCGGTATGCGATTGTCATCGCTGGCTGCAAAAGGTAGCGTCCACGTGTCCTGCTCATAGTCCAAAGTCTGGTTGCTGATTACGAGGTCTGCATCATAGTCCCCGGTTGTCTCTTCGTCTTCCTTCCACTTGTAGCGGTTGTGTTGCATAAAGTCTGAAACGGAATACTCGCTTTTCCGTGGTGCACCTTGGCGGTCATACGGAATGAGTTTTCCGCTCCAGTCGTAGGCGTTCGCCTTGTTTGCCCAAACTCTGGTAAACATGATAAACTGCACTTGCGTGCTGTTGGTCAGTTGCCTAGGGAACGAGCCAGTTATCAAAGCCAGAAACTTAATGAAGTTTGTTACCTCGATTTCAGGCAGATTTATGCCGATAGGGAAACTTCCACCAATCGGAACGCTGTCCCCACTCTTGACGCTCGCAGTGATTTTGCCGCCATAAACGGAAGGAATGTTGACTGTATTTATTCCGTGCATGATAGTCTCAAACGTCAATACATCGTCCTTCTTTAGCGATATAGTGTTTGTCCCTGCCGAAAGCAAATAAAGATAGCCATCAATAGCATATCTGCGTAGTACGACTGGGTACTTAACCTGTCCATCCTCGTACTTCAAATCTCCGAACTCGTATTCCTGCGTGGATGCCTCACCTCCGGTGGTACTTGGTGTTGTTACGGTCATTTTCACGCCAATAGGCAACTGAATCTCCGCTGCGTCTTCAAACTGATGTCTGACGTAGTATTGCACTTGCACATCAAAGGTCAGTTCGCAATCCTTTGTTATCGTCAGTTTCTGCACGTCTTCGCCAGTGCTTGGCGATACGGAAGTTATGGAGTTGCTTATGGAAAGGGTGAGTGCTCCCAGTCCGTCACGGCTCTTAATGTCTGCGGTCAGATTACCGATGATTGTCTTGTCGTCTGCCTTGTTGTTGATTATAGGCACAACTAGGTTGTTCAACATCTTCTTTGCTTCATCATCCTGCCACACGAAAGATACGCCCGACTTCCTCGCTATCCTTGACAATAGCCAGTTCACGGTCACACATGGCTGCAAGAATTTTGGGGACGTTTTATATTCATCCACCGCCACATCATCGCCTACGAAATCCTCCTTATTATCGCCATCTATCATTTCGTGCATAGGTGTCAGCCCGGTAACTGATAGCGACAGAGTGCTGTAATATTCGGCAGGTGCATTCACTACGAGGTATGCAGCTCTAGCCTCTCCTCTGATGGTGTATACTTCCAGCGTCTCATCTTCTCCGCTCACGGATATAACCCGCATGTACTTATCCAGTACTGCATAGCTTCTGTAATCGCCCTTTCCTTGCGCTTGCACATTTGCCGTTGATGATGGCAAGAAAGGGATAAGAGCACAGATCATGTTCGATGCGCTCTCTATATTTCCGCTTATATACTTTCCGACCTCTGTACCTGTTCTGATGCGTCCACGGCTAGGCGAGTATTGTGTCGTGGTATATTTATTCCTCTGCACCAAATTAATGCCAAAGTTATCTTTGCTCTCAATTCGGTATGGATTGTAATAAGCAAAGAATATCCCATTGCTCACGGCTTCCTCCCTGGTGTTTGGAGTGTTGTACTTTTCAAAAAGCACTCTGTCTGTCACTCCCAGTTCGTTCAGTTTCATTCCGCTCTCTAGTAGCTTCGTGAACGCTGGCATTATACCCCAATAGATTGAGACATCGATATTTTCCTCGATGCTCAGAACGTTCAAACGTCCGTCCTTGATAATTTGTACACCTCCACGGAAAAAACTGCACTTATGGAAAATATAGGGGTATCTGCTGCCGCTCTTAGGTCTGTCCGCTTGCTGCAAAACTGAAAGGTTGTGAACAGTCCGTGGCAACTGGATGGTGTACGTGTAGTTCGAGGTCATTTTCGTGACGTCACGAAAAAGGTTGCTCTTGATGTCGAGCACCACATCGGTGTTCTCCGGCAAGTCCATCAAAACACCGTCAATGTAAAGTTGCTGGTCTATCATAGTCTCTGAACGTTAATGTTGTTAATAATCATTTCGCACACGAAATCCTGCAAGCAAGCTGTGCTCTTCGTGTAGCTTCCTGCCTTGATTGTCACGCTCATCCACTCATCTTCCTCTTGCGTCCAGTCTCCACCGAGGTACATGTCAACAACTGGGCTGCTGGTTAAGTCTTGCAGCATATCAAACGTATCTCGGTCTACCAAAGGAGCACAAAGCTTGATGGAGTCCGTACGATTGTATCCCTGCCTTCTTCCATTATCGCCATAGTAGCCGTATAGGTAATCGTCTAAATTGTTGCGTATGAAACTCAGGTCGCTGGCTATTTCCCTCGTTTCCTCCCCAGCCGCAAAGAGCCAATAGCGGATAAATCCGTGTCGGTCAATCCAACGTAAATAGATACCGCTCTCGGTATCGTCTCTGTCGATGCGAAGCAATAGAGACTGCTTGCCACCGGTGGCTAGACTGAAAGTAAGGTCGAAAGTATTGTCGAAAGTTCCCTGCTGAATCTCTCCATCATAGTCGTAGATGTTCCAGTATTTTGCACCACTAGGCAATATGCCTGCGTAGAAGTCCACCATACCGTTAATCGGAATCTTCAGTAGATTATTTGGTACTCCCTCGTAACCGATTAGTAGGTTGGCGTTCAACTTGCTTAAGTATATGCCAAAGGTGAACGGATAATGAGTAAACCATGTAAGGCGTTTGTAGCCGTTCCACGTCTCCCCATACTTTGGTGCGCCCCAAACTATGTTCGTGGTGAAGTCGACGCTCGCAAGCTGTACGTTTCCGTCATCGTATGCGTTTACCTTGATACTCACGAGACGGTTTAGAATGCTGGAATCATAGCCTATCGTCCAATCGTAGGCTGCATTGATATGTCCGTCAAAAAGAGCTTGCACGTATGTCTTGAAGTCCGTTATGCACTTTTCGTTGAACGCTTCCACATTGTAGGAATGTTCTATGTTGTAATCTCTAATTATTACCTCAATCCACGATAGGTTATTTCCGCTCGCCTTGATGATGCAAGGCAAGAATGCAAAGCCTACAGCGTCCGGGTATTGAATCGTGATATTGTTTTTTGTCGTCTCTCTCATACCGTCTCATTGTTAAGTTTGATACTGCCCACCGACTGGTGGATTAAGAAAATAAGTCGCTGCCCCAGCCGCTTCATCGTGTCGGGTACAACGTTGCTGTATACGTCAGCCCTGCCGCCAGTCCGGTGCAGTTTAGAACCCTTGTTGGCGATGGTGTGTGCGATGGCTCCTGCCATGCTCATGTCGCCACGCTCTTGTGGTGTATACTTGTGCTGCCGCTTGGTTTTGTAGGGTATAGGTCTGCCGTGCAGTCCCTTGTCCTTCATCCATTGCCGGATGATGCCAGCAAAGCCGTAGGGTATCTTTCCTGCCCTTCGTCCGGTTTCGAGAACCCCAAATGGCTTGTGTCCCCAGAGGATGATTTCTTCCTCGCTGGGCTGCTCCACCTTTAGGCTCGCTATCGTTCGCCCTGATGCGTTCTGTCCGTTGATACGAATGTGGTTGATGATAAGTTGCCGTGCTCTCTCAACCTCCTCACGCATTATGAGCGATGCCGCCTTGGGGTCGAATTGAATACCTCCCTTGCTCATACCTCACACCCTCCTATTCTCTGTGTCAGTTGCAGGGAGTACATTACGCCCGACACGATCGTGCTCAAACGCTCGATGATGGTCTCGTAGTACTGCTGCCCTTCCAATGGTTCGAACTGGTGCGACTGGTTGATGGCTCGTATCATCCTTGCCCCTGCCACCTTCATTCGGTCTATGCACTCTCCGTTGTCTTCTCCTTCCGCTGCTCTCGGTACGGTGTCGAGATAAGCCAGGGCAACGTTCACGGTGTCGTATACCCTGCCGTTGCGTATCTCTGTCGTGCCGCTGGCTGGGATGATGCAGACGATTGCCGGATAGTTCAGTTTCTCCAGTTTGGTGTCTGCTGTGTCCCAGTCCTCGAATAGGTAGGTGTAGTCTGGTAGCGTGTCTGCTGCCAACTGCTTTAATGTTTCTCTGATTGTTGCCATAATTATCTAGATTTACGTTTCATTTCCTCTGCCTGCAACTTCTGCAGGTTCCTCTCGTACACGCTTCTCTTGTTGTCCATCTCCATGCACTTGTAGATGCGAAGCCATGGTGTCTTCAATACTTGGTCGTGGTCGCTGATGCCCATCCTTACCGCATACCAGTCCAGCATGCCGAACAGTCCGAACCGCAGGGTATCGATGCCTGCCTCCTTCTCCAGTCGTGTTGGCTTCGCTGTGTCTGTGCTCTCGAATAGCTTGTTGATGCGCTCCACCTCTGATGTTACCCAGCCGATGAGCATAACAACATCAACCGCCCTAGCCTGCTCCACTTCCTTGTGGCTCAGACCGAGGACGGTTGTCACTATCTGATACAGACTTTCTTCGCTGTCTGATAGCTGGGAAAGGTCTATCAGCTGCCCGATGGATAGCTGGTTGAGATTGTCGGGCACTTGTTTCCCTCCGACAAATGCAGGTCGTGGCTGCTTGCCGATTTTATAGCTGGTGTGCCTAGCAACTGCCAGCCAGTACTTGAATGTAGTGTTAATATCCATACGCTTTATATTTTTTGTCGTTATCTTTGCCTTAATACATGCGCCCTAGCGGTTCCATGGCTTGCTACGGATAACTTCTTCAGGGCTACGTATCGTATTGCGTCTATGCCGTGGTTGAATGCGTCTATCGGCTGGTTCGTGGTTTCTCCATCCCTTGACTTCTTCCACTTGTATTGCTGCATGTTCCCGATGATGCCGTGGCTGCGTCTTGTTATGTTGATGCGGAAACGCTTCAAGATGTCGATGCCGTTGTTGATGCTGTCCGCTCCCTTTGTGCTGCCGATTATCCACAGCCCTCGGTTGTGTATCTCCTGAATGCTCTTAGGCTCTGCCGAATCCGCAATGATAAGGTCTCGTTTCGTCAGTCCTTGCTCCTTGCAGCGGTCTGCGATGTCTTCGTTCGTCAGCCCCGGCTGGTAAATTTCTTCGTCCACCCATAACTCTCCGTGCGCCAATATAACGTGCTCCAGCGCAGTCGGGTCGTTGGTGAATCCGAAGTCCATACCCCTGCATTCCATCTTCCACTCCTCCCTTGGTGGCAGCTTGTCAACGATGCCCCAGTTGGTGAAGATAAGCCCGGTTATCTTTCCGGTCAATCCTCTAGCGTACACTCGCCACAATTCGGGGTCGTCAATCTCTTCAATTTTCTTGTGCTCCTGCTCAGTAAGGAATCGGTTGTTTCGGTGGTCGCTCAGGATCAATCGGCAATCATCCCTGCCGATGATGTTGTTGTGCACCCAGAAGCGTGCGCTTGGGTTGTAGTCGATGAACACCTGCTTTCGGGTTCGGATTGCTAGCTGCCAAAACACTTCGTATGGCACACCGTTCGCCTCGTTCACGAAAAGATAGTCTCGCTTTCCGTTCTTAGCATCCTGCGCATCTTGATAACTTTTGAACTCGATGATTGAGCCATTCTTGCCCCGGTAGCTGCTGTCGCTCTTGTTGTTCTTGAACCAGTCCAGCAACTCTGCCCTTGTGTGCAGGATGGTGTCGAGGTCTCGCATGGCTCCCACCTTCAAGTTCGGAAGGTCTTGACCGCACACCGTGATAATTGCCATGGGGTGCTCAAAAGAAAGCACTATAAGACGCTGCATGATGGTGTATGTCTTCCCCGAGGACGTGCCTCCTTGGTTTACGAGAAACCTTGGCTTCACGTCCGCATTCGGATCATACAGTTCACCAATAACATCAAATAGTGCCATTCTTCAAACAATAAAACTTAAAACAAAATTATGGTAAAAAATTATTCTTTATCCAATCCTTCACGCTCGATTACTTCCTGCTCGCTGGATGCACACTGGTGTCCCGAGTTGATGTAGCGTACCTCGATGCCGCCTTGGAATCCTGCGTTCAAATCGAGCACGACCTTATCCAGCCCGAGCAGCTTGCAAATCTGCGTCTCTGCCTTGATGATGATGTCTAGGTAGCGTGGTTCTCCGAATCCTCGCTTCTCGGCATCGTACATTATCGCCTTCACGGTCTCGATGGAAATCTGTTTTCCTCGCTCATCTACGACTGGCAGTCCATGCTGGGTTGATTTCTGCAAGTGGTAGTCTTCCTTGGATTTCTCCCATGCGTCCCAGGCTTCACGTATCACCAGTTTCAACCTTGCCACCTCGCTGGTTATTTTCTCGTCTGTGTCGGTCAGTCTCTCTTCCCTCCACTCCTTCAATAGCCGCTGAATGTCGCAGTGCGCTTGATTGTATTTCGGTCTGTCGAGCCGTTTGCGAACCTCTGCCGTGATTTCTCGCTCTGTCCACCCCTTGCGGTATAGGGGTGCGATAATCTGCAGGCGGTTCTCAATGTCGATTTTCTGTTCTCTGTGTTTATTATTATTACCTTGTGGCATATTTTGATTCCTTGAAATTTATTTGATTTTTTATAAAAATTCTACTTGAAAAACTTGCATATTTCAAATAAATTTCGTATCTTTGCAAACGTAATAAGGGAAGTGTCCTTACTTACTGAAACCCTCCGAGGATGAGGGAAAAGTAAAATGAAATCCCAAAGTCTTATGAACGTACTGAAAATTTCATTAAAGATTTGGAAAATAGAAATCTTATCATTTACGATTAGATTATTCTAACTCCAAGGGGTGGTGCTCGAACCACCACCCCACTTTGGGATTTCGTTTGCAAATTTACGAATTAATTTTCATATCACCAAATTTTTAACATTATGAGTACTACGAATGAAACTACCTCCAAATCTTGGGGAGGTGCTCGCAAGGGTGCAGGGCGAACGAAGAAATACGCTGCAACATTCTATTTCGGTGCTACCGAGGACGTGGCTAACATCTTGGCAGGGGTCGATAAGAAAGACCGCAGCGACTTCATCAATCAATGTATTATTAAAGCGATGGGCAGGGGTTAATCTCCTGCCTTTTTCGTTTCCGCTCCCTTGGAGGTTATTTTCTGCGAATTTTGCATGTGTGCCGCTCTCTCCGCAAACTGGTGTAGTTTATCAACCTTGAAGAGAAAAGCCGACACATCGCAACTATTCGCCCCGCTTCTTGAACTCGTCTATCTTGACAGCTTTCTCGCCAGTCAGCTTTTCCCAGCGTGCAATGATAACATCGCAATAATGTGGGTCGAGCTCCATCAAGAACGCATTGCGGTTTAACTGCTCGGCTGCGATAAGCGTTGTGCCACTACCACCGAAGCTGTCGTAGACATTCCAGCCTTCCTGCGATGAATTCTGAATAAGATATGCGAAAAGTGGAATAGGCTTCATGGTCGGATGTTCAACACTCTTTGTCGGTCGGTCAAACTCCATAACGGTCGTCTGCTTTCTGTCGCTAAACCAATTGTGGCTTGCTCCCTTCTTCCATCCATACAAGCAAGGTTCATGTCTCCATTGATAGTCTTGCCTTCCTAATACCATGGAGTTCTTTACCCATACCAAATTCTCTCGCAGATCCAGGTCTACCGTATTGATAAGGGCTTTCCGAAACCAATATGAGTAGCCATCGCTGTGGAATATATAGAACGAAGCACCTTTTTCCATATTAGCATTGGCAGCGTTAAATGCGTTTGTCAAGAATTCCTCGAATTTATCGTTGTCCATCTTGTCATTTAAGACGACCAGTCCATCCTTGCGATGTCCTTCTATTGCTGCGCCATCATAACCGTAAGCCAAATTATACGGTGGGTCTGTAAGATACAGATTAACCACTTGCCCCCCCCATAAGGAACTTGACCTGCTCTGCATCCGTGGAGTCACCACACATAAGACGATGCTTTCCGAGTTGCCACAGTTCGCATTCCTTGCACCGCTGTGGGATTTTCTCTGTGTCCTCATCGAACTCATCGTCCTTTGCCTCCTTCTGATCCTCGTCTGCCTGCTCTCCATTTTTCAATGAATCAGGACTCATCCACCCTTGCAGCTGCCAGTCTTGAATACCCCAGTCCTTCAAGAGGTCGGTATTCCACTGGTTCGCCAGTGCATCGGTGTCCCAGTCTCCGAAGCCTGCATTGTCCTTGATAATGAATTCTTTCTTCTGCGATTCCGTGAGGTCTGATGCCTTGACGATGGACGCTGTCGGCTGCTCCTTCCACTGGCTCCAGTAGCTGGCGATTGCCAGCTTCTCTGCATCAGTCAGTCGCTGGTCTGTGTCGAGAACGTCCATGATGGCTTCCGGTGTCATGCTCACGATGTGGCATAATGCCCTCGTTCTCATATTGCCACCCAGTGCCTTGTAGGTCTCGTCTACGACTATAGGGCGAAGCTGGAGCATCTTAGGAAATACAAGAATGCTCTTTACCAGCTTTTGGAAATTCGCCTCAGTTATGGTTCTAGGGTTCGCCTCATTCTCGCTGACCCTCGATAGTGCGATTTCTTCTGTTTTCATTTTCTTCTTGTTTTAAGTCCAAAAATCATGCTTATCTGATAAACACTGGCGCAAAGATACGACTTTTTTGCTTTAGTTGTTTGTTCTTTGCACACTTTTAACTTTTTCCAACACTTTGCTTTTATTTTATCCATCAAAGGCTCTGATGGTCTTCTGCAGCGTTGTCTGTGGTTTCTTCGGCATCACTCTGACCGGGTATCCTGCACAGACCCATGCGAGGAGAAGTGCGTCTCTCTGGTCTTGGTTCATTCGAGGCAATTTCTCTCCTGCGCTTACAAAATAAGCAATTTCGTCCTGCGTGATTTTTCCGTCTTTACCCTTCCAGCACTTCTTTAGTGGCTTGATGATTTCGCAGGGGATATTGTAGTGTTTGCAGCACTCTACGATAAGAATTCCGGTCTGATGGTTCATTCCGGTGGATCGTCCGATGGCTGCTGCCTTGACTGCTGTCATGAACCGATTAAGCACATGCCAGTTGCTTTTGTTGAGCCAGCCGCCTTCAATAACGACCTTAATCTTCTTGCAACTCTCGTTCATTGCTCTTAGGTAATCTATCAAAGCTGGGAAGTTCATTTTATAGGCGAGAAACTTCTTGTCGTCATATACTGCACCGACACCGCTTTCCTGGTTGTCGGGGTCGATTCCAATTATAACTGTTCCTTTTTCCATTTTTTTTCTTTGAATTACTTATTTTGTTCAAATTTCGCGTATAAGCGTTTATTTTGTTTTGCTGGTGTAGTTTATTATCCAGCACACTTTACGTGCGCATATACGTGCGCACATGCGTTATTATCCCTATCTATCCCCTACCCCTTTCTTTCCCTTCTTTTCGGTTGCGATAGAGAAAGCTGGCAGGGATTCCGGAAGTTGCGCCTGCGGGCAAAATAATGAATAACAAAATGTATATGTTGCAGGGTTCTTCCTTCTTCCACCGCCAGCCGAATGAATAAAAGCATAATTTCTAACGATTTCTTTTTCTTACTTCTTCATGTACCACCTCGCTTTCTTTGTTTGCTGTCAGACTTCGGGAGATGCGTTTCCGGCTCTCATATCGTAATTTCAAGATGTTATAAGTTTATTTGTTTTGATAGGGAGCCATCCCCTTCTGTCCTCGCTGGTTAAAAACTCTATTATTGAACTCACGACCGATTATTCTTTTTGTTTTCGAGCAGCCATGCCAGATGCGCTGCCTGCTGCGGATTCTTGAACATGGAAAGAGCCTTCTCTACGTCCGGCTTCTTCCTCTCACGCATCGCTCTGTCGGCTACCCGGTTCTTCGTACCGTAGTTCCGGTAGTGCTTACTCCAGTACTCTTTCTGATACGCCCGGTATTTTTCCCGGTTTCTCTTTCGCCACTCTTTCGTGGCTCTGAGGATCTGTTCCCGGTGTTCCTGGTAGTACGCTCTGTTCTTCTCCCTTGTTGCGAAATCGCTCATTGCATTCACTTATTGCCTGATGTTCTACATATTGCTTGCGTGCCGGGCAGTATCGCCCATTTAAGCAGTTTCGCCCGGCATCGCAAGCCTTGCATAATTCACTCGCCATACGTCCTAGAATGGTAAGTCTACGAAATCGTAGTCAGTGAAGGCAAAATTCTCATGCCCCTCGTATGGGATGCAGCTGGTGAAGTCTGCTGTTTTTCCGCTATGTAAAGGCAAGACGTTGTATCTAGCCGCAAAATCCTCTCCACGGTCTCGGATAAAGAACGCTGGGAGCCACTTGAAACCTTTTCCGCACCTTACAAGAACTTTGTCAAAGGTCTTGAAGGCTGGCTGCTTCCTCGCTTCCTTCTCTTTCTTCCAGATGGCATAATGCTTGTTGAACAGTTCGACTTCGTTCTCTGTCGCTTCTCGAAGTTCCGTGTTAACGCTGATACGCAGGTCGAAGGCTTGGTCGGTCACGAACTTCTCGTTCTCGATTTCGTACTGGTTTCCGAATGTCAGCGTATCTTCGCTTTCGTTCTTGTCGATAAGTTCTCCTATGATTGCCAGCTCTCCGTCCTCGTCTCTCTCATGGAAAACGTAAAGTTTGCCAATTTCAAACGCTGGCTTCAAGCTCACAATCTGTTTCTTCTCACTATCCCAGCGTTTGCCTTCCTTTGCGAGAGCATCAAAGAGTTGCTGCTTTTCCGAGTCCGTAGCAAGGCGAAGTTCAATATCTCCAACATCTTCTCTGAATGGTTCTTCTAGAAGGAGCTCATCATTCTGGCAAAGAACTGCATGGAATCCTATATATGCCTCTTGTCTCGATTGGAATATAGCAATATGTGTACATTTTCGTACCACAAGGGCTACTATATCCCCATCCTTGAACTCAGGATGAGGTTTCTCAATCTCCAGGGTTTCCCGGTTCAGCTTTCCACCAAAATGCTTCTCTAAAGTGTTGATGTAAGTCTGGGTTTCATCATCGCTAGCTTTCCTAAACGTAAAAGTTATCATTTCAGATACTTCTTTGCTATAATCTTCGAAACATTCTTTCCACAGATAATGCTTGCCTTTAAATCTTGTGTAGCGATTATCTTTAAACCCTTCAAAGATAACATGTATGTTGGCATCTCTATGAACAAGCACATCTCCCTTCTTGAATAACTTGCTCCAGTCTCTCATTTCCTTTGATGGGAAGAGCAGAATTTCTCCTTCTTTATAGATTTTTCCGTTCTTGTCGAAGAAGTGTTCTCTTCCAGCTTCGTCCTCAGTCCAGATTGCTTTCGCAATGTCCTTGTCGTTTGCCATTCCACTGTGCCACACCTTCCCACATATTGGCGTGTACAACTCTGTACCGTACTCTTCATTTTTGAGTATTTCGTAAATATCAATATCTTTCTGTTCCATTGTCTGAATGTTTTTTTATTGTTTATAACTTAACGTCTCCGAGTTTAAAATAAAGTTCCAGCAGTTCCTTGGTATTGAGCCAGAAATCGGTGTTGCCGATGTATACGTGATGTCGGTGTTCGTCCGTGATGATTTCTATCTTTTTCATATTTTTCGTTATTTAAAAAGTTCCTGCTGTGGATGAATGATGTCTGCTCGCTTCTTCTTAGCCGCCCAGAGAAGGAGGTTGGTGTTCTTTGTTCCAGCATTCTTCTCGAGGTCTCTGATGATGCAGGTCAGGGCATCGTGCTCCGCTTCTTTCTCATTACCGTAGAAGATGCTGAGAGTGTCATATCGGCTAGGGTAACCAGCCGGGCTGTCGTAACCGTGCTTTCCCTTCTGTATGCTGTAGCCCCATATCCAGCCGAACTGGGTGTTGGCGGTCATTACCTTCCATCCCCAGTTGTCTACTCCCTCTACGGAATACTCGATTACGTGCGGATTGATGCAAATATCCTTGATGTTGTACTTGAAGCCTTCATGCTCTGCAACCGGCTTCTTGATGTCGTAGCTGTTATCGGTCAGCCACTTGAACCAATCTTCCGAAGTCTTGAAGACAAGACCAGCGGCACGGCATTCGTGAAAAAATAACTCATTCATGGCTTTCAATCTCTATAAAGTGACAATCACCGCAAAATGCGCAAGCACAATACTCGCCCAGTTCCTCGGCATCAAGGGCACACACATTGCAGCCACTTTCATTACGAGTATCATTCTTAACTCTGAGAACCTTGCCTTCTACATTCAGAAGCGTACCTTCCTCGAAATCCTTGGCTATTTCGTCCGGTTCATTAATTACAATTACTTCTTTTGCCATAATTCTTTGTTTAAGTGTTTAAATTCTGTTTGATGTATAATTTACCGCCCGATGCGTGAAAACGCCACAGAGCGGCTGATTTTGCCCTCATTCGTTATTTTTCGGGCTTCCAGTCGATGCCCAGCCGCTGCAGAACTCCACGTTCGTAGTATCTTGTCAGCGAATCCTTGGCAGGCTTGTTGTTCGGGTTCTTCTTCAAGTCTTCAAGGTTCTGCTGGATTACCCACCGGAACTTGCTGTCTTGGCTCTGCTGGCTCGCTGGCTGCTGGTGCTTGGCTTGCTCGTATAGTTCCCCGATGCTCGGTCTTGCCGTTGCCGCTGGATCCTGCGCCTTGGCTGCTGCCGATTGCGGCTGCTGGCTTGTGGCTGGCTTGGTGTTGTCGTAATTTCCCTCAAGCACCTTCGGGAAATACTTCCTTGTCATTACCCAGTCGTATGATGCCCAGGAATGCCCTGCGTTCAGATAGTCGCTAGCCATAGCCTTGTCGATGGCTAGGTAAATCTTGGAAATATCTCCCTTGCAGTCCTTGAGCCTTCCTCTGATTGCCTCCTTGCGGTTGTCCGTCATCAGCGTCAGCCTTCGCATTGCGCTGTTGGTCTTGTCGTGCTGCTCGTTCCAGTAGTCCTTGATGGCTGCGTAGTCGATTTCGCCTTTCTTGGATTTCTTTTTCTCAGAACTTTTTTGCGGTTCTTCTGCAGCGCAAACGTTTTTCTCGGAAAAACTTTGCATAGAAGCTTCTTTAGAAGGTTCTAATATATTTGTTTCTTTAGAAACATCATTATCATTATCATAAACATTATCATTTACATATTCATTATCATTATCATAAGGTATACGACTTTTTTCTTCGTATACGTTCGTATTCGATGGTATACGGTCGTATTCGGTCGTATCACTTCGTTCGGTCGTATCTTCCGCATGCTTTTTCTCCCACCGCTTTCTGATATTCTCACGGTTGCGTTCGCATTTCTTCTGATACTTGTCCGCATTGCGATCGATGTTGTCTTTGATAAATGAAAAAGCCATCCTTACAACTGGCTCTAGCTTGATTGTCTTTCCATCCCTTGCGTAGAGAAATATCGCTCTCGTAAGTTGCCCGAGTTGTTCATCGGTCAGCCCCTCGATAAGAGCGTAGTATGATGTGTATAAGATGAATGAATCACTCATGATGTTTTATTCTGATAATGATAGTTTCTTTTCCAGCTTCCGTTTGAGCACGGTAGCCATACGGATTTTGTTCCGCTGGCTTGTGTCGGTCGGTGCTGTCACTTTCCCACCTAGGGAAATATAATTCTCCAGTTGGGAAATTATATTCCTTAGGTCGGTTTTTGATATAGAAATGCTAGCCATAAGTCCTGCCCTTATTTGATGAGTAATCTTCGTGCTCCCTGCACCTGCTTGATGTAGGCAGCGCATTCCTCGGGATGGTCTGTCTGAAAAGCCTTGGCATCGAACTTCTCGCTTGCCTTCGGTGCTTTCCACGTTGCCAGCGTCTTGCCGTTTCCGTCCACGATGCTCTCAGCGTCACCGAAGAACAGCTTCAAGTTGTCCTCGATTTCCTTCTGTCGGTTCTCCAGTGTCTTGCTCTTCTCCTTGATGTCCTTCAACTCGATGAGCATATCCCCGACTTCGGCTGTGGCTTCAATCTCCTTTCCTGCCTTGTGCAGTGGCGACTTCAAAAGAACGTCTTGTGCGCTGTATGCTGGCGGCTCTTGGTTGCCCACGATGTAGTCAAGCCAGAACTTGGTTATCTCGTCCCTCATCCATCCGAAGAACTCGGGGTCGAAATCGATGTCACGGTAGCCGAACTCCCTGCCTGCTGTCAGCCAGGCAAGTGCTCCATCCTTGTATTCGCCCACTCCGAGGTTCATCTGAAGCTGGCAGAACCAATGCTTCGGAAGGTCGTCTGCATCTATCTGCATCTGCGTAGTCTTGCACTCGAGGATGCTCTTGCTCGCTTCGTTGTGCAAGACCCCTGTTCTCCAGAAGGTGCGGTCAGGACTTACTCTCAGATACGGAGTATCGGTGTTCGTGATGGTGTAGTCGTCCGTGCTCGCCTTGATGATGTGGCAGTGGCTCTCTCGCTTGTAGAACTGCGCCACGGCATCCTCCAGCAGGTGTCCTGCAACCATCGCAAAGTTCTCAACCTTTGGTGGGTCGATACCCTTCTTGCGTCTCCACAGCTGGTATGGCGTTTCCCATGGGTTCAGTCCCAGTACTGTGCCTGCCTCTGATGCGCCTATTCCCTTTGAGCGGTTCTGCAACCACTCCTCTCTGCTTTTGTACTTAATAATCTGTTTCATTGTCTGAATGTTTTTTTATTTATCAAAAAAGAATTTTCTAGCTGCTGTAAGAACGATTGTGCGAAGGAATTCCTCCTTTTGCATTGTTTGACCAATTCCGCTTGCGAGGGAATTGGCTTTACCGTGGTAGGAAATATGTAAATAGTAACTTTGGTTTCCGTCTTCGTCTACATCTCCAGTCGGCTCTATTGCAACAAGCAGATAGTTTCTTCCTTCCTCGTCTTCCTCTGCCCATGCCTTGAAACCATCTGCGGTTCTGCTAAAGTACTTGTCGATGGTGCTCTTGTGTTCTGATTGTTTTTCTTTTTCTGCCATAATTTTTTTACTGAATGTTTAATAGTTGCCGCAGGTTCCCTATAATCTGGTCAGGTTCCCACCCTGAAGGTTGCCCTGCGGCTAATTGGGAAACGCTATAACATTATAAACTAAACTACTTTTTCGCTGCTGTGCCAGTCTTGCCTTGGCTGCGGTTCATTGCCTTCTGCGCCTTGTTCTTGGCATCATCGGCTGCTGCCTGCGCCTGCTGTGCGATGGCATCCTGCTGCTTTGGCTTCTTGAAGGTCTCCTCTACTGTGGTCGTACCTTCTTTGATGGCGTTGTACACACCACCCAGCTTCTGAATGTCCTCTGCCGTAACTTCCTCGGCTGACTTCTTCCCGATGTAGTCAAGAAGCATAAGGTCTGTTACCTGATAGGCTTGAAAGCAGGCTACACAGCTCTTCCACTGGCTCTGTACGCCAGTCTGCTTGATGTGTTCCAGTGCCTTTGCCTGCACTTCCTTCACTACGCTTGCAATCAATACCTGCGGCACGACCTTGCATATTGCGTTGCGTTGAGCAATAGCAACTGCCGCATTGCCAACCACCACCTGCATATCCTGCGAGAATGTGTAACCTTTCGATGTCAGAATGCTGCGCTTCACTTCGATAGAGTAGGCAACGTTGCTCTCTAGATCATGGCATACGCCTTGTGCCGTGATGGTCTTGCCATCGTTTGCGATGATGCGGCCAGCGATGCGCAGGTTCTGCCAGCAGGCAGAAATGATTTCCGTGAACCTAACACTAGGACCCTCGATAACAGTAGTTTTTCCGTCCTTGCTAGTGCGCTCAAGGTGGTAGAAGCAGTTGTATGCCACATCATCGTCCATCGCTGCCAGTGCTATCATGTTCTTCTTGCATTGCATGATGTCTCGAGGGAACTTGTGCGCTGTGGCAATCTGTCCGTCAATCTCCGAGCGGTTGATAGCTTCCAGCATTTCGCCACCGCTCACTTGAATAATTTCATTTTCCATAATTCGTTCTTTTTATTGTTCAACTTATTGTTCATTAACTCTAGTGGAAGGCTGGGGATTCGAACCCCAGTTGACTGCCAAAACTTACCCCCCTTGCCAGCTGCCGAGGGATGCCCTTCCGTTTAAGGGCGCACGCTGTCGTTTCCGCATATTACATGGTAAAAACAACTAATTAGATAACCTTTGAAATGAGTTTAGCGCGCGCCCTTTGCCCTGCCGCTGCAGGGTTTCAGCATATAAACTAAGCAAAAACTTATGTGGTCAAACCAGTTGAGCCATAAGGCTGTCGAGCCTGCTTTCCTCGAAGGCGTCCATCGGGTCTTGGTCTGCGTATTGGCTGTTCTCCTCCAGCCAGTCGTCCATCACGTCTTGATAGTTAACACAGCCCTCGATGGCTTCCTCCAGCCGCTCGCTGTCGTTGTTACTGTTCTTGTGCGTCACGACCGCTGTGTTCCCGGTTCTGTCGCACCATACGCAGATGTTGCCTGCCGTGGTCTTGATGTCTACCTTAGCAACCGCTGGTCGCTGTGGATCACGGTCTAACTCCAGCCAGATGGCATCGTACATTGCCTTCCTGCACTCCTCAATAATTCTTGGTTCCATACGTTCTTACCGTCTGATTAAATAGTTAAAGAATGTCAGACGTGCGTCCGCAAGCGTCTGCTTGTTGAAATCGCTCATCGGGAGCACCGGAACTCCGTCCAGTGAAAGACAAAGCATATTGTCGAACTCCCTTACCTGAATGCGTCTTTCCGCTTCCTTCATGGTTGCCAGTCGCTTGCTGTCCTTTCGCTCCTGCTCCCACTTGGCGGTCAGCTGCTTCGCTTTTTCGTAGGCATTCATCATAGGGCAATCCTCCAGACTTTTTTAATCTCGCTGCCCTCGAAGACCTTGCGGTTGTCGATTCTGCGAAACTTGACCTTAATCTTACCAGCCTGCAACCATCTGCGCAGGGTGTTGCGATGGATACCCAATACCTTGCAGGTTTCTGTCATGGTGTATCTGCCTGCATCCGATACGTTTGGTTCTTCGTTCGTCATAACTAAGCCCTCCAGAAAATTAAAGTTACTAATACGATGGCAACTGCCAGGGATAATACTTCGTCACTTGTCACAAACTCGATAAACTTCTTCATACGCTCTGAATGTTTAATGGTTCTACTTGATTATTTGCGTACGGCTGCACGTCTCTTCTTTGGCGTTATCACTCCAGCCTTTATGAGGATAACACGCACGTTCTGCTGGGTGCAACCAACACGCTGTGATACTGCGAGCATTATTCTGCTGTCTGAGGTCTCGGCAGGTGCTTTTGCTCTGAAATCTGCAAACATCGCTATGATGTTCTTCTTTCGTTCGTCCTGCTGCTTCTGCAACGGTGTCCGAAAATCATAATTAAAATTTTCTCCCATTTTATTTGTATTTTAAATTATTTTCTTTATCTTTGCAAAAGAGTTTTTAAACTCGCTTTGTAATTCGGTTGCAAAAATACAAAAAGAAAATTGAAAAACAATTGTTTTGCAGTTGTTTTTAGTAAGTTTTTAATTAATTTTAAATTGATTTACAATTATGAGTGGAGAAGAATTAAAGCAGTATATAAAGCGTTCGGGCTTGACAATGAGCGATGTAGCTAGAGAACTGGGGACTACACCACAGAATGTGCAGGCTCGTCTTGGTCGCAAAACTATAAAAATTGATTTTATCCAAAAGATAAAGGAAATAATAGACAAGTGTGTCCCTCCCCTACCAGCCGAGATGGAAGCGGCTGTTATCGGTTCTAACGTCAATGGTTCGAACAGTCCTAATGTCTCCCAGTCGCTTGGTAGTGATGCAGCACTGCAGGCTAGGGTCGAAAGCTTGGAAAGTGAAAATTCTTTTCTTCGAAAGCAAGTTGAAACGCTGCTTGCCATTGTCGGGCAAAAATAATTTAGTAACTTTGCAAAATGAAAAAGTATGGTTAGTCAAAAAACAACAGACGATAGGGAGACGGACAGAAGAAAGCTCTTGGCTGGGTATCTGTACGACTGCTCGAAAATGATGTACGGAAGCGTTGCTGTCGGTGGTCTGTCTCCTCTTTTCACTGGCAAGGAACTTGCAATGGTGAATATAGCGTGTATTATCTTTGGCTTTCTTGGCGGTGCTGTAATCGCCAATGCTGCCAATTATATAATGAAATTTAAAAGTTAGAGATTATGGTAACATTTTTGTTTTTCAATGTTTTGTCGGTTGCCGTGTTGGTGATTTGGTGAAACTAACAGATGATAATATCGTTGATGGCGTATTGGTTTATGCACCACACAAAACAAAGGACGAGGGG